GTTGTATCTTCGAATTGTTATCGAAAAACATCACATCAAAACTCCCAAACATGAGCGCTTCAACTATCGCAATCCACAAGACAGCAGACATCAATAACATCGACACTACGGATGAGACAATGCCGATTATTCGTTTCGCTTCTATTGAGGAATTCAATACGGATTTTCAACACATTCATGAAAACGGTGATCTGTACGGAGTATTCCAGGATGAAGCGGGGAATATTGTTGCGCTTGATAATGAATTCACCCGTCACGAAAACGTTTTGCTGTAATTCTGTATCTAATTGTACCAGCTCCCGATACACAGGGGGCAATGGAATTTATAATATTCATAGGGCTTCGGCCCTTTTTTTGAGTTATGACAAAAGAAGAACTTCTGACCTGGTTAAAATCCAGAGGCGATTACATCAAAATCGACCGTATAGCGAAGGAAATTGACATCCCAAGACGCACGCTTAAGGCTTGGGTCGATGATCAACGCCCGCTGCCTGAAAAATACGTCGGGGCGGTTACAGAGTGGGTAAAGGAATTCCTGAAGTAAGTTGGGGACTCAAGTTGTTCTTAGGCGCTTACCGGAGCTGCCGTTCATATGCTTTATTCGCTCTTTTCAACTCACTGTTAGCGTACATCAATTTTGCAATCTCCTGTCTGTATTCATCGAGGGTCATATTAACGTACTTAATTACGTCATCTACGACAATGGCAGGTGCTATTGCATAAAGTGATTTCAAACGCATTTTCAGTAGGTCTTCAGTAGAATACGGTATCCCTTCGGGATTCACCGATTTAGCGGGCATTCCTGGCTGTTTTTCTGCAGCATAATCTATTATCCACTGGATACCGTCAATGACATCAACAGCGTGAAAAACAGCGTCTAAAAGTTCCTTTCTTACTTCAGCCATCCTGGTATGTGCTTCACTAAGCTGATTAGGGGGGACGATCCGTATCCAATTTTTTTGAGAAAGAGAAATATTTGTTTCGTTTACATGCTGTTCAAGTTCCTGTAAGTCTTTCATTGTGAATTGTTTTGGATTAAGTTATATCAAGGGTGTTTGGGAAGAAACTTGTACGTTCAGGGGCTTTTTCCTGTTTTATTTTGAGGCATTAAATTTCAGCATTCGGGCCAGAAAACCTTTAACCCTGCGCATCTTAGCCAATTGCGCATTTCCCTTATCAATGATCTGTTCTGCAGTAACCATGACCTTGCTTATCTCTACAATGTCTGGGTCCAGTACCATGTGCATGCCCTCTGATAAGGCTTTTACCGCAGAAGACTTGTTCCTCAATTCCGCTAATTCAGCGCTTTCTTCGCTGGTAATAGATCCGGTTATTTCGGCTATTATTAGGGCCTCTGCCCTGGGATTGATTTTCATATTTGTTTGTTTAACTGGTTGACAGTTTGTGCCGGTTATCAGCGATTTAGCAATGAATTTTAAAATGAACCCTGCTTTGAAAAGCCGGGTTCGGTATGCATTGTAAGTGCTTACCCGCACTTAATACTGGAGTTTCGAATATACAGAAAAAATAAGTATGATCATACCTGTACAATTATACCTGTATAATCATATAGGTATAATTGTAATAAGTCTTTATATGTTCGCATTTGTATGCCGAGCGATAAACAATTAAAGGAACAATTTGGAGCCAGGATAAAGCAGCTTCGTGACGAGCGGAGTTGGTCACAGGCGCAGCTTTCCCATGAAGCGGATCTCGATCCTGGATATATTGGTAAAATAGAGCGTGGCCTGATAAACCCAGGGCTTACATATCTGCATAAAATAGCCTCCGCATTCGGTATAACCGTCTCCGAACTACTGAAATACTAAAAAAATTAGTATTTTTCTGCCAATTTTGATCGGTATGGAGTGTATAAGCTTTATGGACACTGAAGGGCGACATGTAGAGCTAGTTAAACCACTTTACGATCTGTATATGTGGAATATTCGGATAGATGGAGTTTCTAAAGGTGCGGTTTTAAAAGATAGCCAGGGACAATGGGTACGTCGAAGCATATTTCTGACTTTGGAAGATTTTGACGCATTGGTCTGGATTGTTGAGCAGCATGAGGCCAGTAAAGTTCAATGAATACTGTCCTTAGTGCTTTTCCCGTCTTTCTCTCCGCAAAGCTGGCACTTTTACAAATTATACTTTCCTTTGCCATAATATAACCCACAGTGAACGCCTTCTGGTGGCAGATTTCTTCTGTTTGTCTGTCCTTTATTTAACATGAGATTACCGCGATGTTTGTATCGTGGATATAAAACTACTCATAGGAATTATTAATCGTCCCTGGTTTATCGAACCAAGGTCCGCTCAGCATTACGCTGAATATGCCGCTAATCTTTTCCGTGGAAATAGTGTTCCGTTATCCGACCGCAGAATCCAATATGGAGAAGGGTTTAATGATGACAGAAATGTTCTGTTTCGCGTCAACAAAGATGGCGTAACGGATCGCAAGGGAGAGGTTCAGGTAATCAGAGTCAATTATCCTATTGCTAAGTATGATCTCTGTGGAGATCCCGGTTCCCAATCCCTACAGCAAATAATTAAGTCGGTGACTGCCGACCCTTCGATCCGATGCACAGTTCTCTGGATGGATTGTCCGGGTGGCCAGGTCGATGGCACAGAGGCTCTGGCGGATGTAATAAAAAAAGCGAACGCTGAAAAACCAATCGTCACCTATAGCGATCGTATGATCTGCAGTGGTGGATATTGGCTTGCTGCCAATACTAGTGAGATAATTGTTCATGGTGCTAATAATGGTTGGAACGCAGTGGTAGGAAGTATTGGTACGATGGCCTCTTGGGAAGACTTGTCAGGGAAATATGAAAAAGAAGGAATAAGGGTTCATTATGTCTTTGCTGACAAAAGCAAAGATAAGTGGGCAGATTTTTTCAAGCGAAACTCAGGGGACGATGATGCCTACAATCAGCTAAAGATGGAGTTAAACGGCATTAATGACTCATTTTTGGCCGCAATTAACTCCGCCAGGGGCAATAAATTAAGCGATAAAGAAGACGTGTTAACCGGCAAGACATACAACGCATCCGACTCTTTGAAATATGGTTTAATAGACACCATCGGCGATTTCCAACTGGCGGTAAAGCACGCCTTGCGTCTAGCAGCACAGGTTCAGATCCAGCAAAAACAAACTCAAAACTCATATAGCATGAAGTTCCCTAAAACCGCTGCTGCAGCAAAAGCTGACTAGGGCTTTGAACAAATGAATGAAGGCATTTGGATGTCTCATGAGAATCTTGATAACCTTGAACAGACACTCGCCGGTTCTGAAGAAAGCGCAGCGGCGTCCCAGCAGCTGATCACATCCAAAGAATCCGAAATAGCGCAGTTGAAAGCGGAAAATGAAAGACTGACAGGCTCAGTTACCTCTTTACAAGCAAAGGTGAACGATCTGGAAGGATCTGCGGGAATGACTACCGAAACGGTAAAAGAGGAAGACACGTTCGATAATGGCGCCAAGTCACAAAATTTCGCCCATAACGAATGGGCGGATCAGATGTTAGGTCGCTAATAGAAGTCAAATCAACATTTAATCACATAAACCTTTAACAGACCATGATCAACGTAGCAGATGTAATTGCCGAATATGGTGCATATTACCTGGCGTCTGGACAGAACCTACAAAGCTTATTCAAGAAGCTGTATAGGCCAAGCGTTACGGCCAGCTACTTCAGCCCGGTCCCGACACAGAACACCCGTTGGCAGTTAGCTTCTGCCGAATTGGACAGGGTTCTCCAACCGTTTCAGCAACAATTCACGCCGATGGGCAACTTGAAGTTTACGCCTAATCCCATCGATCTCTTCAAAATGAAAGTTGACAAGGCAGAATATCCAGATACGATTGCGGAGTCCTGGTTAGGATTTCTGGAAGGCGAGGATGTAGACCGCAAGTCATGGCCCTTTGTTCGTTGGATGATTGAAGAGCACATTTTGCCTAAGATCCAGGAAGATTACGAGCTTTATGAAGTCTTTGGCGGTTCTCATGTTGCGCCCACACCGGGTACCCCTGGTGCTGCGGGAACAGCCATGGATGGCATCCTAAAGATCCAAAATGGTCTAATCACGGCTGGTAGAATTACCCCGATTGTCAGTGGTTCAGTGCCTACAACCGATGCCCAAGCGGTTGATTATATAGAAAGGTTTGTGGATGGCATCCCAACTCAGTATCGCAAACTGATTGACCATGTTTTCGTCTCGGAGACTATGGAAGTAAGATATCGCAGGGGTAAGCGCGTGAAATATAACACTAATTACGCCCAAGAGCCTAACCTGGAGACACTTGCAGACTACCCCAACGCTACGGTGGTAGGATTACCTTCACATAATGGCAGTAATCGTATATGGGCGTCTCCTTCAGGAGTCAGGAAGCGGCCAATGAAAAAAGCTGCAGGCGCTAATGGCGTTAAAGTTGAGTCCGTGGACAGGCAGGTAAAGTTTTTTACAGATTGGTACGAAGGCATCGGGTTCACAATTCCGGAATTCGTATTTGTCAACGACCAGGCGCTCCCTACCCCGTAATAAATCCGTAATCGTCAACGCCGTAACGTTGGCATAAACGCTTAAAAATGTCACAAGACCAAATGCAAAAAGTGCTGTCTGATAATGAGAAGCTTCTCCAGGAGAATCAGGAACTCAAAGCTGGGATGGCAGAACTTAAAGCCATGTTCAATGAATTTACATCCCAAGCATCTGCAGATCAGCCGGCAAAAACAGAACAACCAAAAATTCCCACTGAACCGGTAACGGTAAAGGTGGGCAAGGAAACCAGGAAGGTGAAGTTTCTGGTTCCAAAATTCCGTCTTGCTGATGGCATCGAAGTAACGGCCATGGAAGCTTCCACTGATGCAGGTATCATGCAGAAGTTGGTGGAAAGCGAATCAGGCGTAATTCAAATCATCGAGTAAACCTCATCTTTAACCAGCAAACCAAGCCGTAATACTTTTACCAAATGGCAAATAATTATAAAGCAATTAAACGTACCGAGCTGGAGGCCGCTGCGTCTGATGGTGGATATGCTCGCCTTATCTTCTTTGCTCCACTCGATACCTTCACAACACTGGCTGCACCTATCGCTGTTCCAGTAGCGCTGGGCGATAAAAAGAAAATTGCCACAGACCATGCCTTCGGCGCTGCTGATGGATTCATCGGATTATTGACGAAGATTCACTCGGTAACCCTCGAATCTGCTGAATCAGAGGGAGATGACGGTTCTGTGCAAAATAACTGGGTTATGAAGGCCCAGATTAAAGGAGACAGTGCCACGATCCAGGAGCAGCTGGATAGTATGAAAAATGATCCTGTAGGCCTCATCTTCCTTGCAAAGGATAGTACCTGTGCGAGAAATGAATATATCCAACTAGGGGATGCCTGCGTCCAGGGGTCATTCAAATACGCCTTCAACTCCGGAAATACCAAGGAGGGATCCAAAATTTATGACATCAGCGTCACCATTAAGGAGGCCAAATACTTCTACACCGGTGACGTGGTGGAAAAACCAACCGCATAATGCCACTAGAATTCACCAATCCGCTGGTAGCATTAGTATACAAACCAGCCGTTGATAAAGACAGGGTTATACATACCGCATGTTATAGCGGGTTGCTGACCAATGTGCATGAATGCGCGGCAGAACGACTATTCTCTCGTAAGAGTCCCCTTATCGAGTTACGGTCCGATCGTGACGACCCGAACTTGGAAGTGCCTCTGATAGAGATTTCCCCGCCTACCATACCTCCAGATAAAACCCCAAGTGATAGAGATTAAAGATCAAAAATCCTCGCCGCCATCCGGCGGGGATTTCATTTTAATAATTATCTACAATGGATTTTCAGACTTATAACAGTGAGGTCCGCGAATGGACCAGTTTATCTCTTCGTGATTTGAAAAAAGAATTGGTTCGACTGAATGTGAAATTTAGCGGCACACAATATAGTATGAGCAAGCTTTTAAGAACTGCTGTTCGTAATCAAAACGGCCTTGCCTCCCGGATTTCGTTCAAAATGCCACAACATTCAATTTTCCTGCACAAAGGCGTTGGTCGTGGTCGCCCCGCGTCTAATCCTAAAGGTGCTAAAGAGTGGTTTAACCCCATAATAGAAAGAAATCTCCCAGCACTTGCAGACCGGGTCGCAAACGGACAGGCGGACTTCATCATCAATAACCTAAATATCAGATAATGGCAGAAGTGGTAAATAGGCGGGTAGATATTTATATTGGTCACCAAGCAGCGGAAGCAGCATTGGGCCAGTTAGAAAAGAAACAGGCACAGTTCAATAAACGTATCGATGAGTGTCGCACAAAACAGGCGGACTTACAAGTAAGAATTGCAAAAGCCGCAGCCGCAGGAGAAAGTATTCACGGTTTGCAAAAACAATATGACAAAGTAAGCGAGTCAATAAAGGCAACCACAGCGCAACTAGACAAAAACGCCACTGCACAACAGAAACTAAAAGATCAGATTGCTTCAGGTTTAAACTCCACCTTCGCTCAACAACAGGCATTAGTGCTAAAACTTCGTAATGAATTAAAACACCTTTCTGATAATGCCCCAGGGTATGCAGAGAAACTAAAGGCCTACGAAGGTGCAGTGGCTACATTTGATCAACTAAAAAGCAAGATCGACGGTGTCGGGGAGTCTATGGACTCTCTAAAAAAGCTTTCAATTTCATCTATTGTAAGTACAGCCATTGGTACTGCGGCAGGAAATGCAATAACCGGTGTCGTTGAAAAAATAAAAGAGCTTGCAGGTAATATTGTTGAGGACACGGCCAAAATTTCGGACGAACTCAGTGACATTCAGAAAACGACCGGTTTAACAAGCGAACAGGTAAATAAGGTGAACCGGGAATTGGACAAAATGGATACCCGAACATCATCCGAAAAACTGAGACAACTGGCAGCAGAAGCGGGAAAACTGGGAAATAGCAGTGTTGAGGATGTCAAAAAATTCGTCGAGCAAGCGAATATCATCGACGTTGCGCTGGGAGAAGATCTTGGAGAGGATGCTATTATCCAGATCAGTAAGATGAGTAAGATATTTGATACTGAGATGATAAATATTGCATCGTCTATTAACAGTATAGGCGCCGCCTCTGAGGCGTCTGAATCCTTTCAGGTGGACTTTCTCTCACGAGTGGCTGGCGTTGCCAACACCGCTGCACTGGGAGCCCCGGATCTCCTAGCCTATGCCGCTGCACTGGAAATAAATGGTCAGACTGCAGAAGTTTCAGGAACCGCTATGACCAAATTTTTTCTCGACTTCGTGGGGGATACAAAAAAATTCGCAGCCGCTGCTGGTTTTGCTGCCGGTGAATTAGAAGGGATCATGTCTGAAAAAGGGACCAACTCCGCATTTTTGGCGTTTTTGGAACGGTTAAGAGTGGTAGCACCTACCAGCGAGCAAATGATCCAAAAATTAAAACCGCTTGGTATAGAAGGCGGTGGTGCAGCAAACGTCTTCCTTACATTAGCGAACAATCTCGAACTTGTCCGAAAACAGCAAGAAGTTGCGAACGAATCATTTAAAGCGGGAACTTCTGTAATACAAGAATATAATGTTAAAAATAATAATGCCGCTGGAGAATTAGCAAAGCTTAAAAAAGCCTTCTCTGGTTTATTCACCGGAGAAACTATTCGCGACGCAGTTACATCTGGAATTAGAGTTTTAACCGGATTATTCAACCTTCTTCGCAGCCTTCCTGAAATCGTAATGGAAAACAAGGTGGCAATATTAACCTTGGTGGCTGGCCTGATCCTTATGAATGGTCAGTTGATAGCAGCGTCTGTAGCTACGTTGAGGGCAAGAACAGCGCAGATCGCTTACAATACTGGATTCGCTATTGGTAACACCCTGCTAAGCGCCAGCATATCCTTACAAGCGGCATATATTACAGTGACCAACCTGCTAACAGGAAGAATCACCGCCGCCGCCGCGGCACAGCGCCTATGGAATATAGCTATTTCATCAAATGCGCTTGGTGTGCTACTGGTGGTTGTTGGTGCAGCCATCGCTCTTTTTTCAAGCTTGACTCGTAGCACTGAAAGGCTAACAGCTGCAGCAAGGGTACATAAAGAGGTCAATAACCAGGTTGCTGACGCAACTGCTGAACAGAGCAGTAAAATTCAGTACCTGACTAATATCATCAATGACAACACGCTCTCGCAGGAAACCAGAAAAAAGGCCCTGGAAGAACTTATAGCAATTAACCCTACATACTTAAATGGACTTACCCTGGAAAATGCAGCAACTGCAGAAGGAAAAAAACTCATTGATGATTATATAACGTCTATTCGCGCCAAGGCCAAAGAAGAAGCCGCTGCTGCAATCAGAAGCCAAAAACTTCAAGAGGATATGCGTCTTGCACTATTGGAAGGAAGTGTTGAAGGGAAAAAAGCGAATAATAAAAGCGCTTTATCGGACCTCTCCGACGATGAACGTGAGTTCCTTGGTAACAACTGGTTTTCCCGCAACTCTGGCGCCATAATGAATGTTATTACGTGGTCCAATTCGGCGGACCGCGCACTGGACGGCATAAGGGGTGCCCGCCAGAAATTGAAACAGGAAATGGACGCACTTGATACCATTCTGAAAAAAGAATTCACTGCGTCCGCTCCCAGTCAGGCACCTCCCCCTAAAAGTCCTGCAGAACAAACAGTGGCGGATAAGAAAGCTGCCTTGGAGTTTGAGCTTGCGAGTTTGAAAGAGGCTTATAGTAAAATTGCAGCTGAAGACAAAAAGGCCCAAGCGGCAAACATGGCCCGGCAAAAACAAATACAAAAAGAACTTAAAGGGTTAAGTGGTAGCAAAGACATATCCGCCGAACATGCTGAAAAGCTATCCGATGAGCTGAAGGCCATTGCGCGTGACCTGGCGTTCTTCAATGCCACCCAATATGAAAAAGACGTAAAGGACATATATAATAAATACGAAAAGTTAGAAGCGAGGGCAAAGGGAAACGCCAAAGCAATGGCTATGATTGAGGAGTTGAAGTCCCAGGAAATGAGACAGCTTAACCAAAGATACTATGAGGACGCAAACAAACAATTGCAACGCGCCGCATATGATCAACGTCAATCATATAAAAAGGAACAACAGGAGCTGAGGGAACAATTACTTCTAAACGCAACCGTAGCTGCTAAGGCGCTGACTGCGCGCACGGAAGCAGCCATTAGTCTGATCAATAGAGATCAGGTGGCTAAACGGGAATTGGCCGTAAGAAAAGCGGGCTTTTTCGAGCAACTTAAAGCCCAAAAAGAATTCCTGGCTGAACAAAAGCGCCAAGAACTCAATAACATCAACCTTACCAAAGAGGAAAGGATCTTAATTGTTCAAAAGTATCACGAAGAGGAGCTCAAGACTGAGCTGGAATTCGCACAAAAAATTCTTTCTGCTGTTACAACATGGGCCGAAGCCCTTCTAAGCGTTTACGACGCAATGTCCGCAAGCAGAAAACAACAACAAGACAATGAAATTGCCAGAGACAGGACAGCTAATGATAAGCAGAAGCAAGCCTTTCAACGCCAACTGGACGCTAAGGTTATTACCCGCGCACAATACGACATCCGTGTTTCAAAGCTGGATAAACAGCTGGAGGAAAAGGAGAAAAAGGCAAGATTGGATCAATTTGAAAGGGAAAAAACGGCCAGTATAGTAAGGGCCAATATTCAGATTGCACAAGCTGTTCTACAGGCGTTGTCATCCGCACCCCCTCCTTACAATTTTATTTTAGCTGGGCTTGTTGCGGCGGCGGGTGGCATTCAACTTCTTAATATCAAAAATCAAGAGCCTCCAGAATTCGGTGATGGGGGATTTTTGAAGGATGGTCCGAAGCACAACAGCAGGCATCGCGGCCTTCCGGTTGTAAATCCATATACTGGTAGGCCATCCGCCTATCTGGAGCAAGGAGAAGCCATTGTCAACGCCCGGACAATGTCGGACGGAAGAAGATATACCGTATCTGGCACGCCCAGTGAGATCACCAGTACTCTCAACGGCTTAGGTGGTGGGGTTAGATGGGATGCAGCCGCAGAAATAAAACCATTTTGGCAGACGCAAGCCCGTCCCATAAACTTAGCCCGTGTAAGGCGTAGCATGGACAAGGCAAAGATGATGGAGCTCGGAGGACTATTTAATTCGGATCGCCGTCCGACCACTACAAGCGCAAATTCTCCTGCTGAAAGTAACAACGAAGCGCTAATGATAATGATCGAAAGAAACACGCAAGCCATTAACGATTTAAATAATCGTTTAGCCAGGGGCATTATGGCGAAGACCTTCCTGACCGAGCAAGAAGCACAACAGGCCAGACTTGACGACATTCGGAGCGAGGCTACATTTAAACAATAAATATGTCGAACAATGACTATAGAAACCATAGACACTCTGTTCCGAAAACTTATTCAAAAGAGGGCTATTCATAATATCATTCTATCGCCTACTGCAAGTATTGCTGAGCGCCGTCGCATGTCGTCCAGAATCAGACATTACCGCAATACCTTAAAATCAGGCGGCAGAATCACCATTGATACAAAGTTATTGCTACTTCAGCGAGCTAAAGTCACATCCCCTGAGCAGCTATATTCCCGTGCAGATATGATCAACTTCGCCACCTTTGTAATGAGGCAGGGGAAAACAGCCCAAAAAGATGTTGTTTATGTGCTTGAGAAATGGGAGCACAGTTTAAAATAATTATTTAAATTCGATCAAACCCCTGCTTATATGAAAAAAATATTAGTATTTATTTTGATGGTATTTAGTCTCCCATCTTTCGGTCAACAAACACAAACCCCTACGCCTGACAGTCTTTATACAGACATTGTGCAGGTTGACTCATTATCCCAGAACCAACTGTTTAGTCGGGCAAAGCTCTTTGTTGCGACTAGGTTTAACTCCGCTCCCGATGTCACAAAACTCTCTGATGAGGCTGCGCACACGATTGTCGTAAAGGGTAGGTTGAATCGATTCTACGTGAACCCATTCAATAAATCGCTGGGAGGGGCTGTTAATTTCACGCTAAAAATCGCAACGAAAGAAGGAAAATATAAGTACGAAATCACCGACCTCTATCATTCAGACGTCCACCACAATGGGGACTATTCCGGTGGTAGTTTATCTAACGAAAAACCTGCATGCGGTGGCCTTTTTATGACCAAAAGGAACTGGCATAAAATAAAAGAGGATGCCGACAATCAACTGCAGCAGCTTATACAAGAATTATATGCAAGCATGAAGGCCCCGGCCAATCAAGATAACTGGTAGTTCTGTCCTTTTACAGAACGTGACATCCTGATACCTTCGTGGGTATGAGGCATATCAATCAAAATACAGGTAGCACTGTTAAGGACGAAGGTCCTGAGCGGTTGCTACCTGTTGTTTTAAGGGCAGATATGTTGAGGGAGATTAACGCAGGAGAAATATTCGATATGGTTTTTTGTACAGCTGACCGGAGAAAAGGTACAGGCGGAGAAATTATCGAAGTGAAAGCCTGGATGAAGGTCAGTGGCGAACAAATAGTAACAGACGGGAAAATACGGCACAAGACCATTAACAAGTTGGCTAAGAACCCCAATCACTACAGCAACAAAACCATTAACATCCGGGACTCCAGGAATCCAAATAGGGTTCGCAAAGTCCACGTCAGATTAATAGGGTTTTATCAGGGAAAAAGAGTAGTTCAATAACTAATATGAGCGTAACAGTAAAAAACGGCATAGGCGTTAGTTCCGTCACAGGAACCAGGTACATAGATATGTCCGCAGTGTACGGTAGCCAAAAACAGACAGAAGGCATCAAGTCGGTTGTTCCCGCTGATTCAACGGAGATCACCTCCAATGGCCGCCCTTGGGCGAATTGGGGGAATGATAATTTATTACCACAGACAATGGCCGCTGACATTGAGGCCTGCGGGGTTTTAATCTCTGGTATAGACGTGAAAGCCCGGTTCGGAATGGGAAAAGGAATTTGGCCCGTATACACGGAGCGCCGAAGCGACGGCAGCGAGGTCATAACAGACATTGTCGACAACGCTGAAATTGTTGACTGGCTTGAAGAAAGTAATGACTTCCATAACTGCTTCGCCTGGTTCCGTGACATTATTGGGTTTGGGCAGGGGCAAGCACGGTACGTCTTAACCCGAGACAGAAAAAAGATCGCCTTCGTACAACGTGATGATATCACAGAGTGCCGTTACGAAAAAATGGACGAGTACGGAACCATGAAGCATGTATATATGTCTGCAGACTGGGAGAATGTTTCCGGCTTTCCAAGCGACAAGGTCATAAAGGTACCGCTCCTTCCATTTAACGGCACATACAATGATTTGAAATCCAGAACTACCGGACAGGAATTTGCGATGCGGTTGGTATCACCTACATGGCGCCGTAGGTATTACACATTACCAGCATGGCTGGCGGCGTATAAATGGGTGCAGATCGCCAAGGGAGTACCAGAAATGAAAGCTGCTTTGTTTGAAAACAATATGCGGTTGAAATATATGGTGGTCATTTACGAAAAATACTGGGAAACTTCATTTGGAGTTGAGGTATGGGAATCTTATACTCCCGAAGAAAAGGAGGAAAAGCGGCAAGCCCTCTATGACGAGATTGACCAGTTCCTGGTAGGCGCGGAGAATGCGTACAAATCCATATATATCGACGGGTATACAGATGGTAATGGGAACAAGTTCCAAAATGTCGACATCATTCCGATAAAAGACGACACTAAGCAGGGGGAGTTACTTCCAGATGCATCAGCCGCAAACTTTGAAATCTTATTCGCTCTGAGTATTAATCCTGCCCTCATAGGAAGCCACGGTGTCACATCCAAAGGATATGGCGGTGGCGCAGGATCGGGATCAGATATTCGAGAAGCTGGGCTTTATGAGATCATTAAGTTGGAATTCGAGCGTCGGTACATGTCCAGGGTATTTAATATTGTTAAAAAATACAATGGCTGGGATCCTAAAATAAAATTTGTTTTTCCAAGTCTGGTACTCACTACCCTTGATACAGGCGGCGAAACTAAGTCCGTGGTCGGATCTCCCGCCCCCGGCGAAAACACGGATAAAGGCGCTAAAAAGTAAGCAACATGCCAATAATTACAAAAATGGACGAGGTCCGGCAGTCACTTCGCATCTCGTCCCTCAGCAAAGACGCTTCGCTGCCAGACATGGAAGAAGCTACGATTCGCCACATTATTCCTGCAATAGGAAATGAGTTATATGAGCAGTTGCTTACAGCGTACAAGGAAAATACCACCGATGAAGACACCCAAAAATTGATTTCGCTGGTACAAAAACCGCTGGCTGCATACGCATTCCTTGACAACATTGCATTTTTCCAGGCAACCATCACAGACGCGGGTATCAGGCGCTTCACGGCGGATAACATGCCGGGTGTATTTGCCTGGGAGTACAGAGAAATAACAAAGGCACTGGCGCAAAAGGCAATGAGCGGCATGGAAACATTGTTGACTTACCTCGAAGAACATGCCACAGCCTGGCCGAAATGGCAGAACTCGAAGCAGCGCAGCACACGTAATAGTGCTCTTATTAGGTCTGGAACTGAGTTCAGCCAAAACTACGCATTGCTTCACCCACTACGCACATTCCTTGCGTTGTTGCCGATTATTATTGAAGTACAGGATAATTACCTGGCACCCACAATTGGAAGAGACTTTTTGAATTCATTGTTAAACCTCATTACACCAACAACACATGAAATTGAGATCCTGCGACTTTTGAAAAAAGCACTCAGCCATTATACCATTAAACACGCGATTGAACGGCTACCAGTAATGGTAAGCGAACAAGGCTTAACTGTATTACAATCGGCAGGTAGTAACGATACCGAGCTTCCAGGACACAATAATGCGCCCAACGGGCTGCTGGATGTCAAAAAAGCGGCAGCAGACAGAGATGGCAACATGTACTTGCAAAAGTCAACTACTTATCTCAACAACAACGCAAGTGCTGCCATTTTTCCTATATACTATTCCAGCTCCTACTACTCGGCGCCCGGCAATTCACAACGAGATCGTGGTAATGGTCAAAGAAGAATTTTTAGATTCTAAATGATATGATTGCGCTTCACTATAAAAAACGGACGTATGCTATTCCGCAAGGCTGGAACGAATTGACACCAGCCCAGTTTATCGGCTGTGCCAAAGTTCTTGCGAGTAGTCTCTCAACTGACCACGTCCTCTTGTCCATATTTAGATTGCTGAGTGGCATGAAGGCGCATACATTTTTTACTATGCCTCCTGAACTAACAATAAATTGCTTGGATGTAATTGAATGGGTTTATCAGAAGGTAACGCTCAGTTCACAATTGATTCCGAGGTTTCGAGGTTATTACGGGCCTGCTAAAGACTTGGAAAATCTGAAATCTAAAGAGTTTGCACTCACTGAAGCACACTTTCTTGCCTACAGGAACAGTGATGACATGGAGTCTCTAAATGAGTTAGTCGCAATTCTATATAGACCGGCAAAAAAAAAATATGATCGCCGCAAGAATCCCGACGGTGATATTCGCATGGAGTATAATCCGCATCTAACCCCCTACTACAAAAAGACAATATCCAAATGGCCGCGACACATCAAGTGTGCTATTGCATTGTATTATGAGGGCTGTAGGAATAACTTTTTCGACCAATATCGCGAAGTTTTTGAGCAAGATGGTAAAGGCGGGGAAATCCCTCCCTATGGAATGTGGAATATAATGAGAGACGTTGCCGAGAAGGGCGTTTACGGTGACATGGATAAGGTTGAAGAACAATACGTCGACACCCTACTAATGGAGCTTCATACAGTAATTATCAAAACACAGGAGTACGAAAAACTTTTAAAGAGCAAGACATGACGTTTACTTTTCAATCGTTTCAAGAATATATAAAGCAACTATGCATCAAACATAAAGTTGTCGATCACCAAGAAAACGTGAGGCAAACCTTCTTCAGAATGGACGAGGTGGAACAGGCTTATGCACAGAGCTCCATTGCTCAATCACCTTATGTCAAAGTAGATGACGCCGTGGGCTACTTCACGGGAAAAGGTGGTCAGGACGCCTTTGAATGGAGCGTGGTATTACAGTCCCTTCACCGTGTTGATCCAACCGTAGGCAACCTTTCTGACAATATCGAATCAGCCCGGCAAGTAACTCTTGATATTCTGATAGATTTTTACCTGCGTATGATGGAGGACTACGAAAACGGAGACATCTGCGACGGGATAAAAACAATGAATATCAGACATCCGGAATTTGCGCCGCTTGGACCGGAAGGACAAAACGAATATGGATGGCTACTTCGCATGACTTTCAGCACAAATGTGCCTAAGTACGATGCTTCAAAATGGATAGACTGACATGGCAATATTTATCATAGATGAACCGTATGCAATCAGCTGGAGCCGAAATCCGGTTAGATATGCAATCCATACTGATACAGCAATTGATACTCCTGGACTGGTCCTAGAAGTTAAGGTTAGGTTCCGATCAGGGGAAGATCTGTTCAAAGACATCGTTACACAATCTTTGAGCCCAGATCCCAACGGAAATGTATTTTTGGACATATCGTTTATTTTGGATAGCCTGTTGTCGTTTGACTTGCCGAACTTGACTGCTCCTGGCATACAACAGGTGGTAATACAGCGCGGCGAATTTTTCATTGAGTTCCGGGAACTTACCAGTACCAGCACTGACACCGAATGGCTTTCTACCGTTGACAAAAAAAGGATTGTACTCAAAGGTGGGCTCTCTTTTGAAGCTTGGCAGGGAGGAAACTTTTTTATCGAATATTTGCCAGCCAATAAGGCTTTTATGACCTGGATAAAAACAGGTTACCTCGCAAAGATAAATGAATCCCTATTCCTTCATTTCCTCTCATATACAGATGAAACGGTTCAGGTGAGGGCAACGGTAAAAATAATGTATGCAGATGGCACAGAAGACAATACCGTATCGCTTGCCGTTGGACCATCTGCAGGTATATCCAAATTTCAATTATTCATTATACCATCGGGTGCCATACAGTTGGGGATCGACAGTCTATCGGTGAAGGCAATAAGGTCATGGGAAGTCTCGGTGGTATCCGGTAGTACGATCCTGGCAGGTCCGTACAGATATACTATGGACTACCGGTATGACAATGATGAGGTCAACTTTAATTTCTACAATTCGTTAGGGGGAATAGACAGTATCCGGATTCGAGGGAAATGGGAAACAGAGCACGTACGCGAAACTGCTGAGGTAGAACGGCTCGCGGACTCATATTACTATAACAGTAATGAGTTACCGGCCATGATAGACGATGCTATTTTCAAAGAAAGAATCACCTGGAAGGGGAATGCAGGCTATATGACCCGAGCCTTACAAGATAGTTACAGGGAACTTTTGTTAAGTAGAAAACGAATGGTTGCTATCAATAAGCGGTGGGTAAACGCCCGTATTCTCAATAAAACAACGAAACTTTATAGCAAAGGTCAACAGTTGCCGGATTTCCCGATTGAGTGGGCATTCAGTTATGACAACGTCAACTTCACCCCCTCATATGTACAATTGTCACCGATAAGTGATGCCAGTAATATACCACACAATCTAAGAATAACAGCCGTCAGCCAAAACAAACACACAATAGAATGGGATGCAGACGACGCTTTAGCATTTTCGATTGAAGGTGACTTCTATGACAACGTCGAGGGCAATCTCGTGAATAGCACGCCAATTCCATTCAAAAGGTCATCGCAAAACAAAATGGTTTTACTGGATTTAAAAAAATACAGGCACGCGAGACTGAAAATTGTGGCTTATGGTAGCGGGTTTATTTCTGGAGCCAGCGCGCTATTAACATTCCCTCTGCTCAATAACGCGGCGTGTCCACCTGCCAGCGGAATCACGTTGACAAGCTGGGTGGACAATATTGCAATAATAACCTGGGAGGGGAATCCAGCACATTCATCCTATGAGGTAATGGTGTCGTTGACGGAATACGTAGGAGAGAATCCAACAGCGCCTCCTATCGTCTGGTATGGCCTCTACTTAAACGATCCTACAGCAACGCTAAATACGCTTACATATACCAAATTGAGTATAAAGATCAGATGCTTAGGAATCGGCCTTGAAAGCTCAGTTACCTCTCCAACAATTTATATCAAGACATGATAGGCATTGAAATAAAAGGTGAGTTTCTGGAACTGCCAGTTGGAACTACAACGCAAGTTGACCGCAATACGCCATTGGCATTGGGGGATGAAATTATAGGCGAATATTCTTTCCCTTTTACATTTAAGGCTAGTCCTCACAACATGAGATTGTGCGGGTTTATAAATGAATTGGGGGTAAATAAGTCAGGGATCATTAAAATAGCCGCCTCATATTATGAGAACCGCTTTTTCGCCTACAAGGGAACATTAGTCGCTGAATACGCGGCCACAAATCTCAACAGGCCGGAAGAAGGTGAAATTAGCGTCTATTTTCTGGCGGGAATCAGCAGTTTTTATCAGCAGGCAAAAAATGTTCTGTTGAAGGATATTGATTTAGGCGGAGAACGGCTCATACCAGGACTGACGTTCCTCCAGCACGCGCAAAGTACGTGGACGAAAACGTCTGACGAGTCAGACTATGTATTCGCACCTATTTATAATCCAGGATTTTTGCGTTTCGATACCACAAAATATACAAATGGTGATGATGTTCCCGAGGACGTACAGCCAAATTTCATGAACAAAATTGAATATTTTATGGGCGAGACCCGTCTTGCCGTGTTACCGAATATTAACACAATGGTGCCTTTTATCTATCTAACGTATCTGTTAAGGCGGGTTTTTAGGCAATTTGGGCTAACTGTCACAGGAGATATACTACAGGATCCCGACTTTAGAAAGCTGTTTATTGACAACTATCAGGCGTTGGACTGGTACTCAACAGCATTTAACAAAGAAGTTAAGATCAATCTCAATAGGCACGTTCCGCAGGACTGGAATGTCGCCCGGTTCTTACTCAACCTGGCCAAAAGATATGCATTCAGTTATCAATTCGACTTCAATAATAGCACCTGTAGAATAGTAAGGTTAAACGAGGTTCCTTACAAAGCAGCACGACGGGATATGACGCAAAAGTTACGCGCTAACATAAAGCTTTCGTTTCAGACCGCCCAGAAAATATATGGCCTAATACAAAAGGCTGACGAAGAAGATGAGATGATGAGCCCTCCTGATTTGACCGAGTTTAAATTGTCAGATCCCGTGATGTACGTCACCGATCTTCCGGAGCCTACTGAAGACAATGACAACGAGGCCAGGCTGGTGATATCGACAAACCAATACTATGTATGCAAGTATGACCAACCATCTGACCCTGTATTTTACTGGGCAAACGTTGGAGATAACATATATGACTATGAGCCCAAAAATCAAACCGATAGTATCGAGACGGAAATTACTACTATCAACCAGATCCTATATGTTGGATGGAGGCCCAATAGTAAGGCACTGTTCCCTTGTGTAAAAAGACCGGGGAACGCAGGTGTAGCGACGTCTCAAATAGAAGTTCAAGTACCAGAGATCCCTTCTGTATCATTCGGGAAGCCGTCTGAAACCGGATATACAAAATTTGGTATGCGCCTGCTTTATTATCATGGGATGAGATTTGATACATATGAGGTTTCAGAAGGGGGAACACAGGTATTATATCCCTTCGCCAGTCCACATATCTTCGACACACTCGGAATAAAAGTTGGAAATTATAGTGCTGCCTATAGTGGTTACAGTGGCATCAACCAGGAGGCTGGCCTGCTATCAGCATTTTGGTACAATTGGCTAAAGGTTCTCACCTCACAGGAGGCCGCCAGTTTCACCTTACTGTTGAAGCTACACGAGTATTTGCAGTTACAGTGGGAAGAAATACTGCTATTGCGCAACGTTCCCTATATTCTGACACGGATCCAGATTGATAGTCCATTTAATCCAGATAGTAGGGATTGTAGTGCTATTAATTGTGAAGCTTTAAGAATTATTTAACATGGACGATATATCCAAACTTGTTACAATATTTAAACAGTTCTATGTCCCTGCTATTGATATCACGGACGCGGAACTTTTCCTAAGCTCGAAGGACATCTCAATTAAGATTGTCGAGTCATTGGGGATGGAGTTCAATATCCATGACATTAACAGCGCCATGACAGCAGCCGGATTCCGGCTTCACATGACCAGGCCGTTCCTTTTTGAATGGATGATTAAGAAAATAAGTGTTCTTAATATCAGACTAATTGAATAAATTAGTCAAGACCAAAAATGTTCAGCATGCATTAAACCTTGTTCGTTCCCAACTAACCATTTTGAATTTGCGAAAAATCCATTGCACTTAATACTGGAGTTAACGTCTCAACCCATCACCGATGAAAATTATGGAAAACATTACTGAAAAATTAAAGTTCCGCAAGGACTATCCTGAATCCGATATAGATCTGGATGAACTAGCAATGATTTTGTCAGCATCAGCAATTGCGCTCCGCGCGTTCAAGAAACGTAAACCGTCTATGCAAGAGATAATACAATTCTCCCGCGTCGTCGTTGCTCAACGCCTATGTAAAGTCTGTCCTTCGAATTGTTAAAACATCCGCCGAAATTGGCAGGATGGATGTTATCAGAAAGTGGATCAACGGAGGCCGGAATTATCAGGTAGGGGTAACACTCTACCTGACCTTTGGAGACGATGACACATTGAAGAAGCTGTTCACACAGGAACATGAGACGGAATATAAGCGAAAAAGGCTGTTGGCGGCGCTGCAGGAGCTGATTAATACGAAAAAGGACGCTGTAGAACCCATCCAATCAAACAGCTCCCGTACCCAGGAACCCCCTCCCAAAACTGACCTGAATTCATGGCCCCAAGAGCCAATTTCGGACAAAGTTATAAGCGCACTTAAAGCAAGATGGCGACCTAAGTTTGCCGAAATGATGAGTCTCAGCCAACGCCTTTGGGATATGACAACGGTCTCGGAAAGGGGAGAAGCCGCCCATCGGATCTTAGACCTCGATGATCAATGTGACGAAATATATGCAGAAAGGGACTTTTACCTTGCCTACAACAGGCTTCCGGACACCCGGCATACTGAGAGTGTCACCGATCCTTTAAAGTGGCCTCAAAAGCTTGCTAATGCACAACGATATGTCAGAGATTATCGGATAAAGTGCGCAAAATATCCGGACAACCCCAGGTTCGCGGCAAAACTCAAACAATATGAGGAAGAGGTCAAGCGCTATAAATCATTGCTTAAAATAGATATCGAAGAATAATGGCTGAAAAAGGGAATAAAGGCAGTGCACACGCAAGAATAATTCAGTTTCTGCTGAAGGGCGATATTACGCTGCATGCTGACGAAGAAAAGATACTGGAACGATGCACATTTGCAGACGGATTAATACGTTCTCGTAAGTACACAAATCAGGATGTCATCTCAATGATTTCTACGAGGTTTGCAGTATCTAAATATACAGCTGAACGAGACATTACCGCGACCCATAAAATATTTGGCAGCACCAGGCATATAAGCAAAAAGTATCTGTTAGGTCACCACATTGAACAAATCGCACTGCTAATACAAGAGGCCAAAACCAACCCACTGTTGGCGCCCTTTCTACCAAAGTTTATCGGCGAATATACCAAGGCTGTACTTGCAATGCCGGAAGATATCACGGATAATGGCTCTACCCCGACTTTGTTACAATTTGTACTACAGGGAGGGCAGATTGAAACAGGCATGACCGCTGATCAAGCGCTTGTTTTAGCCCAAAGGTACATGAAGCGAAAAGCATACGCAGAGGAAATCCCGTTTGAAGACCTTGAAAATGCGTTGTCTGATGAAGAGCTCTAATCTTCCTACACCTGAGCAGGTCTTTGAAAACGTAAAGGCGTATAAAATGAATAGGCCGCAAATGCTTATGCGGTTGGTGCGGGCTAACGAGACATATGCCATTGCAGGTCGCGGTGCTGGAAAAACATCAGGTGGGATCGCACCGTATGTAATTGACATGGTCAATTCAATGCCACAATCATCAGGGGCAATTATAGGTCTCTCTTATGAACATCTGGAAGCAAATACAATGCCCCCACTGCTGAAAGCATTGGCAGACATGGGCTACCAGGAGGGGATTGATTATGTATATTCAAAACGGCCACCAGCTAACTGGCCCAAACCATTCATTCCTGTATTGGACTATGAACACTGCATGATCTGGAAAGACGGAACCGCTGTTCAGATGGTCAGTTTGGCGCGCAAGGCATCATCCAACGCGTTATCAATACAATGGGGGGTATTCGATGAATTCAAGTTTATGGATGTCAGGCAGCTGGAAGATGAAATTTTCCCAATATTCCGTGGTAACGAACAACATTTCAAACATCAATCTGAATACCTCTCTAAGTTCTTCGCTTCAGACAAGAAACCCGGCAAGGGAGCGCCTTACAGCCACATTAAACACATCTTGGATAAACGAAAGCTTAACGATTGGCAGTTGATAAACACTGTTATTACAATACAGATATCATTAAATAGTGACATCGAGCTTTATTATAAATCCGGCGAGAAAAAGCAAGCAGAGCTAAGAAAAGTCATCAGGCAGAAGAAAAACATTCTGAACGAACTACGAAAAGATATGGTATTCTACTGTGAATTTTCGTCATTGGAGAATATAAACAACCTGGGAGGAGAAAAGTGGCTAAGAGACAAGCTCCGCAACAGCAAAAGTGATTATGACTTCAGGATTACCTATTTGAATGATGACCCCGAAAGGCCGGAAGTTGTATTTTATCCAGACTGGGATGATCAGGTCCATGAATACTCTGATATGCAGGATATAGAGCACAATACCCCGTTTATCATTACAGCCGACTATCAACACAGCATTGCTCCTATTCCGGTTAGCCAGATAAGTACCAGAAACGGTAAAGCACCGAAGGGCTTGTGGACCAATGACGAAGTATATACGCTGGCACCAGAAGGGTTAAGTGATGCGGTACAAAAATTCTGCGACAGGTATAAACATCACGGTAAAAAGCTTGTCTATTATCCATACGATCATACTGCTACCGGCAAGCGCGTCGAGGCAGATGAATACTATAAGATTGTAGAAAAAACATTACGCAAAAATGGATGGGCCGTTAAAAGTATTTACACAGGAGATACGCCATCACACTATATAAAGTATGAGGAAATAAAGAATATCCTTAAATCAACGAAAGAAGGTAAACCCATGCCTGTGGGCATCAATAAGCAGAGATGTATCTACCTTGCTGGTTCTATTAAGGAAGCTGCAGCTAAGATCAAAGAAGGCAAGACGTTCAAAGACAAGAATCCCGAATCTGATGCCAATATGGATCAGCGCACCACCACCCACTTTTCCGACACCTATGACCAGCTATTATGGGCAGTTAAAGTGTTGCGCGTGGTAAAAATGCAAACAACCGGTACGGGAGGAATCGGTACCCGTTAAATCATTTGTATTGTTAACTTAAACCTCTATACATGTCAGCTTTTCGATTAAACACGCCCATTACCTATTATGGCGGCAAACAGAAATTGGTGCCAAAAATCCTGCCTCTCATTCCGGCGCACACGATCTATTGTGAGCCATTCACTGGAGGAGGAGCTGTCTTCTTTTCCAAGCCCCCGTCTGTAAACGAAGTATTGAATGATACCAACCGGGAATTAATAAACTTCTATCGGGTAGTACAAAACGACTTCACCTCATTGGAGAAAGAGGTACGGATTACGCTATACAGCAGAGATCTTCACCGGAAGGCTTGGGTGATATACAATAACCCGGATATGTTCTCCCAAATTAAAAGGGCCTGGGCCGTGTGGGTGTTAAGCAGCCAGGGCTTCAGTGGACAGCTGACAGCCACTTGGGGGCGGGACAACAAGAATACCGTAACCAGGAAGCTCACAAACAAGAAAGCTGCTTTTACAGAAGATTTAGCAATCCGACTCCAAAACGTCCAGTTGGAAGCGGCTGATGCATTGTATATCATTAATAGTAGAGACGATGCGCAAACATTCTTCTACTGTGATCCTCCATACCCAAATTCAGATTGCGGACACTATGATGGATATAGTATGGATGACTTTGAGGCACTGCTTAAAACATTATCTACAGTACAAGGTCGGTTTTTACTGTCTTCTTATCCCTCTGAAGTACTGACTGCTTATACACAGGCTAATGGATGGCAGTCAAAAGTCTTCGAACAGGGCGTTTCAGTCAATACGAAGTCAGGCTATCAGAAGAAAAAGTGGGAAGTGTTAACTTGGAACTACCCAACTCCGTAACGCATAAGTTCATTCCCTCGAAAAGACGAAAATGCAATTTTTGCCCCATTTTGGGCCACTTTTTGTCGATTTTGATCGATTTTGATCGATTTTTGGCCGTTTTGCCCCCCTCATATATCAATGGGGGGGCATCATCCGCCGAGTCGGCGAATAGGGGCAGCGGCAGGGTCGGTCGGTAAAAGCAGGCTTTTTTTTACGGCGCGCCAAGCAAGTCCGCCCCCCTTCCCAACTATGAAGTTTTTGTATGCTTTTTCTGTCGGCAGTTGAGATGTGAACGATATTGTTATAACTCTGTATAGAAGCGCGTGTACAAGAAAAGCGGATAAAAACACCGTTATTCCACCGTCACGCTTTTTGGCAGCTGGGTAAAGTAATATTGCGATTCGTCTATTGTGTAAACGTTCAATCGTTCAATGTATTTGTCGGTCTGTGCTCTTGTTTTATGTCGATTCTGCATTTTCATCCATTCCCTGTCCACCTTTCCCTTGTTATTTATGATGAATTGAATATTTCCTGAATGCTTCAGGCCGTAAGGCTTTTTATCAATTTCCAGCGGAACAGTTACCTGCCTATTCCATCGTCTGGAAATAGTCTTTTGGCAAGATCGCTCGACTGCAGGAAGTAGTGTTGTAGAACCAAAAAGAAAATGTGTTTTAGGGTACTTGGACAAGTCCAACTCCAGGAGTAGCTCTCGCATGGGTTGCAGGATCTGTACGTATGCAGCGGACTTATTCTTAGCATTAGGTTTAGCTACCCTAACCAGGTTCGAACGTAGGTCGATATCACCAACCTTCAACCGACTAATTTCGATAGGCCGCATAAAGCCCCAATACACAAAACTGTAGAAGCGTAGAAGGTCTCTATCCACTTTTACCAGACGCTCAAAAATCAGGTCAAGCTCAGCGGCGGTAAATGGGATAAAGTCATCCTCCTCACTATCTAAATCAATCGCAATCCCTTTATAACTTTTTTTATCAACGTGATCGACATTTCTAAAAGGATTGGCTGTCGCTTTTTCTTGCCGAATCAGTTCATCGAATAGTCCTCCCATATGGGAGATGGTCGTGTTGACAGTTTTCGGGGCCAATTTCCTAGTTTCCATCAAATAGCGCTGGAAGCTCTTAACCAACTTAAGATCCGCGTCCGCCGCCGTCAGATTTAACCTTTCCGATTGGGCAAGATAGTTCCGAAACCTATTATTCATCAGCTTATAGGTCCGGTAGAGTTGGTCCGACTCGGTCACTTTCCAAGCTTCCACGATACCCTCAAGGTGAGGTAATATTGCGGGTCCGCCTTTTATTTCCTCTTCAGGAAAGGGGTTAAATCCTGTTTTGTGCCAAACCTTCAGCTCCTCATCGATCGCAGTTACAATATCTTTTGCAATTTGTTCCCGGAAGGGAATATTCCGTTTCTTGTTAAGACCATAACTTTCCCTAAACCGGACAAATTTTCCCGATTTTGGATTTTGATAATAAAAGGTAACATACCACTCTTTAGGGCCGCGGTAGACTTTCGCGGGAACGTACGGTAAGTTCACGAGCCATTAAACGCCTGATTTTAAGTTTCAGGCCGTCAGGCGATTCTGCCCGTTTTTTTGACAGAATCTTTTTAGAAGTAGCGAAACGCGCCATGGTGGCGCGTTTCTGTGTGGAGTCGGCGGGAATCGAACCCGCGTCCAAACAAATGGTGATTGACATAGGCTGAATATAGTTATTAAAGTCTGTACCTGGTTAGAGGAATCAGGAAAAGCGGTCTCACTCCGTCCTCGGGTCGAACAAAAAGCTGCGCCAGGCTGCGCAAAGTGTGCTGTATGCAATGGCTCCCAAGCGCAGCCTGTCACAGTTTTTGCGCCCCTTCGTCCTACGTTCGGGCAGCTCCCGGTCTGGCGGCCCCGCACGTTGGCTCTGCTACGGCCATCCCTACGCTGCCTGTAGTTCGTCCGCCACCTGCCTAGCCGCCACGGCCTTATCTTTTTGTCTTTGCCGTCCGCTGCGCTCCCGGCTATTAACAAGGACTAGCCGCGGCCAGCTGTGGCTTCGTGCTACGCTGCGCTGCGCACTCCCGCCCCAGCGGCCGTGGCGGCATGGCGGTGGTGGCGGAGGACCGCTATTAAGCATCGGTTATAGCTGCCAGGCATTACATCGCTGACCCACCAGCGGATGATATGCTGCGCGAACGGGAGCGGTGGTACCCTGGTCAGCGTTAGTACTATCTTGCTTCCGTCGGCAGGATAGTGGATGCGGTGAGCGTCAGTACAAGGGCTGTTCATCAGTACTCTACTGATCAGCAGGAAAGATCCTCAGCATTAGTAACGCATCCACTATCCCACCGACGTGCGTGTTATTTTTTTCTTTCAGTTGAAATACAGATGAAAGAAAAAACTATATCTTAGGGTCAGTTCTTTGAGTAAAATAATGTGCAGGGCTGTTGCAACCGGACAGGCAGTGGGGTTTAGGGAGTTATCGTTATGGGTTTAATGGGAAGGAGAATGATAATGAGGTGAAGGGTGAGGGGAATCAGCAGGATTATGGGATGAGGGTGTATGATCCGAGGTTAGGAAAGTTTTTGAGTGTGGATCCGTTAAGAGCGGATTATCCATGGAATAGTACTTATGCGTTTGCTGAAAATGACGTGATCAGGAGTATTGATTTAGACGGGCTGGAAAAGATGTTGGTGATTTACGAAAAAGTGCTTAACTCTGGCAAGTTGACTATCACTAGGGTGGCGAGTAGGGATAATAAAGTACAGAATTTGGAAATCCAATTTTCAGATGGGACCCTAAATGATCAAAACCAAGCTGTATTACGTATTCAAAATGGGTTCGAGTTTAACAGAAAGAAACCGGACATTCAAGAAAATGATAAGGAACTTAACGCATTTGAGAAGTTTGTAGTGGCAGGTAATACGACTGCCAAAAGAAATGAAGCAGTGCAAGCGACTGTAGAAGATAATGGTAGTGTTGTAGGAAAAGGAAAAGAATTTTCACGTGATGGATATGTGATGGGAGAGAGTGTTGGATATGTAAGTGGTATTTCTTTTAACTGGAATGGAATAAAGTCTGTTGATCAACAAATTGGAATTCAATTAGGTGAGTTGAAGCATATTTCCGGAATTGAAAATCCAAAGGTGTATATCCAAATAGGGACGCCGTATCCGTTGGACAAACAGGTAATCTCGTCTTACGAAGAGCTATTGAAGAATAAATATGGTTCTGAAATTAAATTGGAGTGGTTCACGAGAACTAAAAAAACTCCATCCGAAGCTAATACTAATGTTTCAATTGCCATAAAAAAATGATAAAAGGTGTTTTAATTTCAAGCATGTTGTTGTTTCTTGTTCAGAGGACATTTTCACAGGATACTGCGAGTGTTTTTTTTAAGAACAAAAGCATTGTATTATTCAATAAGTATGATAGCGTACGGTGGATTCCTAACGATAGTAAATCTAGTGATACAATTATATTTTTAGGTTCACGGAAATTTTTTTTCTTGAAAAGGTCAGATAAGGACAGCCTACCAATCGAGTGTGGACAATTAGGTTTGTACCGTGTTTCGAACAGGTTGTACTTGCTTCGTGAGGGCATGTGGATAGTTGAGGATATGAAGGAAAAGGTATTCTTTGGAAATTCAGGCAATGATGACATATTTATAGATGAGTTTCAAGTAGATACCACTCCGGTTTTTTTGGATACCTATAAGAATGGAAAATCCTCCAATGGAAGACGTTTGCGTAAAGTGAGAACAGCTAACAGTGGAAAACAATAGGTCATTTTATCGTAGTGCTGTATATGAACAGAGCTTGTCAGCTCCTTAATGCTAGACGTTGAGCTATTTACTGGATATGTAAAGTGGGTTTCGTGAAATTGGCGCGTCCAGTTATTCTTTTTCAAGGTAATATATTCATTGAAAGATATCGGTTCTTGAAGCGCCTACTATGTCGAAGGCGCTTTTCTATATGACTACTACACTTAGTAGGCGTAGGGTTTACGCGGTTATCGTTATGGGTTTAATGGGAAGGAGAATGACAATGAGGTGAAGGGAGCGGGGAATCAGATTGATTTTGGAGCTAGAATATATGATTCTAGAACATGTAAGTTTTTGTCTATCGACCCGTTAGCTGACAAATATCCGGATCTTGGTGTTTATGTTTTTGCAGCAAATAATCCAATTAAGTTTATTGATGTATTTCGTATGGGCCCAGGTGATCCGGAGCGTAAAGGATGGAAGGAATATATATATACCGCCGTCATAGATTTTCCCTTCTACACTGATGTTGGTAAAGAAAATTGGAAAGTGTTGAAAGCAGCGGTTATGGCTCCAACATTGGCAACGATGAACGGTTACCTCGGTGATTTAAGTTTTGGTCTTTTAAACAGATCTGCTGAAGATATTGGATTAAATGAGCAATATAAGAAACCATATGATCAAGTTAGTTTTGTGGTAGGAATAAGTCCTAAACCAATACCAGGTGGAGGTAGTGGCTCAGGGATGTCACCAGGATTAGCATATTCTTCTAATGGTTTGTCAGTACTAACAAAATCTACTCTTAATGTATTTACTTCATCCGTCCGAACAAGTTTTTTCATACTATCTAGTACGAGTGATAAAACAAGCGACAATGAAAGCTCAGATGAGATCAATGCTAGATATGACGTGCCAGCTGAGCATGCTAAAAGCGGAAAGTCTTTTATAGGAGGCTTAGCAACGTTTACAAAATCAAATGGATACTTTGCGACTGCGTTAGATCTAATGAATCCGCTTACAGGAGAACGTTATACTCATAAAGGTACTCCTACGGGAAGGGAAGTGTTTGGCATGCCATATAACGAGGTCCTTGATAAGGGAGGAAAAATAAAAGCAATTATTGGCAATTGGTCATATGGATCAAATTTGGCAAAATTAAATGAGTTGTTGCGCAGAAATATACCACTCGAAGAAGCGGCGTTGCAAACTTTTACAGGAATGCAGGTGAAGGACAGAGGTTTTACTCAAGTGAAACGTATTGGAGGCAAACTGAATGCTGATGGTATAACATGGGACAAAGTGAATATAGAATTTACCCGACCGTCAAGTAATTAGAAGTATGTAATATATCAAGGTATACTCTATATATAGATTTACCAGTTTAATTTTGGTCAAATATTAACGCTATGATATCTTTTAAAATCGGCTTTGATGAAGAACTAACATTTGTTTGGTGCCCTCCTGGACGTTATACGCAGATTACAAGGGGAACTTCTTTGTGGCAGAAAACAGGAAGAGATACAGTCGAGGTTATTTTTGAAAAAGGCTTCTGGATGTCAAATACATCGGTCACGAATGGTCAGTGGAAAGGCGTTATGGGAGAGGATTTCTTCGAATTTGGTACATTTTCGGCGAGAACTCCGGTATATGCCGTGGACCTTCAGATGGTTTTGTCTTTTATTGATAGATTAAATACTTTAGAGCTGAAAAGCGGTGATAAACAGGATCAAGTACTATTTTCATTACCCAACTTCATGCAAATGAGATATGGATGTTTTTCTAGAATTCTGAGTGATGATCCCTTTTTCTGGGATGTGTTGGGAAATGCTACATTCTCCGATTTTGCGTGGTATAAAGAAAATAGTAACGGTAAGATTCATGAAGTCGGACTGAAGAAGCCGTCCCCTTGGGGGTTATATGATATGTTCGGAAATATTCTTGAGATGTCGGCAGATGTAAGTGCAGATTCGGGACAGTCGATTTTTGTAGACCCTATAAGTACAATGTCCAATAATGGCTTTATGGATGCTGTTGGGGGTGACTATAATCAAAGTATGGAGGAGTGTATTTCACCTATTAATCAAAGTGTTGGTTGTGTAAACGAATATATAGAGCCATATGGGTTTAGATTGGTGTTTCAGTATTCCGGTACTTATTGATCAATCTGATTAATAATAAAGTGTAATTGGTTGTGATAGATTTAATATGCTATAATATTGTGTTGTATTTTTTGATAACTGACGATAGATCGTCAGCTATACCTTTTAGGAGTTGTTGATTTTTGTTTTGATTGAAATACAGACAAATACAGTAATCGATAGAGGGGAAAGAACTACAACGACACATATTGTTTTGCATCCAGAAGATCCTGAGAGTGCTAATGGAATGACTTCTGGGTTAAATCTGTATTTTGACGGATTGGTAACAACTGAGCGAAGCAATTATGATTGGACGTCTATAGGTAAGTTGATGTATGCTAATGCTGGATTTAGGAAGGAGATGCTTTAGTCGTAATCCCCTGAGACCGCGGACTGGATGTCGAATGCGTCGAGTATAGAGGCTATGGAAGGGCTTATGCCTATTTTTGTTCAAAGTGGTGTAATCTGGGCATGGAGCAGGGCAATGAATTTAGCAAAAACATTAAGTATTTTGGATCAGATGCTCTTACATTGGAGGCCGCTGAAAATCTTGTTTCAAAAAGGGGCTGGTATAATGTGGTGATTCATGGAGATAAGAGTGGTTTGGCATTTACTAGAGGCGCAGGTAGTTTTGTTACAGTTCGGCAGTTATATGAGGATATGTTAGCGGCGGGTATCAGCAGAGACAAAATCAGATTAATGTTTTGTTATGCAGGGAAGCTGAATATTGGAACTGCAGCTCAATTGAGTAAATTGGCAGGGCTCTAGTTATAGCACCAAGCGGAAGTCTTTGGATATGGAGGGTAGGTGACCCTGATGCGGCCATTAATTTTGGTATGTAGTTTCATGTATTTAGTAATGACGCCCATGAAACTGGTAAAATGTTATTATCTAAACGATAATTTAGTTTATGATAAAATTTGTTGGGGTAATAAAAGATCATGAAAATTTCAGATTGAAAATTGGAAGCTATATTAAAGATCTAGCAGCTCCGACTGAAAAAGAGGATTATATTGATAATGTTGTTTTTTTTGGAGCACGGTGTTAGAGTATTTGCGTTTTTGGAGGAGGTTTTTGATAGGAATACATTTATTGCACCACTTGTGTTTTATACAGACGGGAAATGGATATGGCCAAGTTATTTGCCTTTTTATTTGAAGCGGGGATATTGGTCATTATTACCAGAGGAGTTTATAAACGATGTTTTTAAAGCTAAATTTATTGTTCCTGAGGTTGGGAGAGAAAAGATTAAAGAAGCTCGACAATTCTTTACGGATGTTTATAAAATAAGGGGCTTGTTTTCAAAAGCGTTAGTAGTGGTAATTTGATATTGTCACTTTTATAGTGGTTTTTGATTGAAACTATCTAGAAAGATATGTGAATAAAATATACGGCTGGTGGTAATAATCCGCCAGCTGTTTTAGTTATATGAGGTCAAAAGTTCTTGAGATAATTGGTCATTTTGGAGATTATGAGGAAAGTTCAATGATGCAGAAGAGACTTACTATTTCGCTTTGTGGGGCTAGTTGAACTGCAGAGCTGTAGAAATGTTGGTTATGGACTGTTATCGTTATGGGTTTAATGGGCAAGAAAAATCGAGTGAGGTAGGAGATAATAATTATACTGCGCAGTTCTGGGAGTATGATTCAAGGATAGGAAGGAGGTGGAATCTTGATCCGGAACCTATAACAGGAATCAGTGAATATGCGACGCTCAATAATAGTCCGATATTATACAGTGATGTATTAGGGAATTACTCAGATCCTCCAGGTTGGTATACAAGTGCGAGAACCACCTATATGCTATTAATGTATGGAATGGGGGGAGATGCCGCTAAAACAGGAGAGAATTTTGATAAAGTAGCCAATATACAACCTAAGAGTTGGGATTAAATCAAGGGAGATACTCGCCAGGGTTTACGCAACCTTCGTGCGTCGACAGCAGGGATGGTGGAAGGAGGTAATAGATTACTCTCTTTTGGTCTTATGCGTAAGACTCCTGAGAGCCTTGGTTTTTATGGGGCAGAAGCGGGTTGTTTTAATGGAGGAGCGTTAGTAGTTTCTTCTTTACCTCTACCAGAAGGAGGTGGAGGGAATTTATCAACAGGGTTTGCTGTCTCTGGTAGTGAGCTGTTGTTTTGAAACCAGCTGTGAATGCCGAAATAAATCAAGCTCCTATAGTATTGGCGAATGCAGCTAATAGTCAGAACAGACAGCCAGTTCAGGAATATGATATAGGTGAGTATAAAGACTTGCAGGATCGATCAGATGTTGGAGATCATTTGGATCTGCATCATGTGCCACAAAAACACCCTGCGGGACAAGTTATACCTGGCTATAGGCCAGAAACAGGTACAGCAATTGCTTTGAATGAAGTTACTCATAGGGAGATACCAAGGACTAAAGGAACTTATACTGGTACGCCAAGGCAGCTTTTGGGAAATGACGCATGAAACTTGAGACAAGCTGGTGTAGCAAATACCTACATAGAACGATTGCTAAATATGGCCAAAGCTCAGTTCCCGACCTCATATGAGAGGCCGCCGAGAGCGCCCAAACTACCTAAAACACAATAATATGCTGGATTTACATCATATACCTAATGCTAGGGATGCAGTAAGAGTGATAAAGAAGTTTGATATTAACACAGGAGTGTCCATAGCATTGCCTTTGACGGTTCATAAAAACATTCGAGCTGTAAGATTTAGAGACATAAACAGTGCACGAGGATTGCTGGCAAGTGAAATCTTATATTTGCGAAGTTGTACGCCTATTCCGTCAACGGTGTTACTTAAAATAATTGAACTTAATAAAACAAAATATCCCGAGTCATTTAAAAAAGGCATTCGATGAATAATGAGGAATTTGTAAATGCAATTAGGACTGCAGTAGAGCAGTCTACTATTAATAGTTTAATAAAGGAATTTGAGGAAGGAAAACTTCCTAGTGAGGGGTTAAAAAAAATGTCGGCATTCTATAATAGCTTGGATGAGTCAGGCAAAGACATGGTTAAACAAATTATGATAGAGTCTGTTCAGAGTGCGGTTTGGTTTTTTCTGTGTTATAGATGGAGTTAGGGCTATAGAAAAAGGCCCTGGAAAAGGGCGTTTGGAATTATGGTATAAGAAAGAGTCAACTAGTGAATGTTTAATACTGAATAGTCCCGACTCTGAGTTTTTGCATGATATTTATAACATCTAACACTTACAGTTAATCTAACATACTTAAATAATAGACGATGTTGTTGAAATCTCAAAATGCTTTCAAAATAAATAAAAAATTATGGAACGGTCAATTGCTGCCATTTGGGAAAAAACAATAAAGAAATTTCTGTTGAGAATTTAATTTTTTGTGCTGAAATTGTTAGAGAAAATGGCGACGTGTTTTTAATCAAATTTGATGGTGCGCGGGATAAGAATCAGTATACAACTGTTATAACTTTCCCCTCAGGGATGGCAGAAATGATCAGAGCTGATGAGGCATCGTTAAATACAGCATTAATAAAAATACTAAGAGAATATGTAGAGATTAGAAAAT